CCGTGAAAGACTAGACCAAAAATGGACTACTATTAGCGGTGATGTTCTGGGGCGTGCGATTGAAGGAACTCCGATTGTAGCAACAGGAACAAGATATTCTATCTATGACCCAATAGGCAGATTGCAAGATGAAGCGCAGAAACAGGGATGGGTTTACAAGACAATTGAAGTTCCGGCACTCGATATTGAAACGGACGAAAGCAACTACGAGTACTATAACCCGAAGCTCGACAGAAAAGTATTTACGACAGCCTATTTCAAAGAGCAAAGAGAAATGTTGTCACCGGAACAATTTGAAAGCGAATTTCAACAACAGCCATTCGAAGCAAAAGGGTTAATGTTTCCTGAGAACAAGCTGAACAGATATTTCAAGCTACCGCCAGATAAAGACCCGGATGCAATCATTACAGCGTGTGATACGGCAGAAAGTGGAGCCGATAGCGTGGCAATGCCTATAGCATATCTATACGGTGACGATGTATTTATAGAAGATTGCGTATTCGACAATTCACCGCCAGAGATAACAAAGCCTCAGTGTGCGAAAAAGCTTGTTGAGCATAGAGTATCTACCGCGACATTCGAGAGTAACAACGCCGGAGAATATTACGCAAGAGATGTTGAGAAGCTTGTTACTGAATTAGGCGGTAAAGTAAGCATCAGAACAAAACGAAGCATAAGCAATAAGCATACCCGTATAGAGATGGCTTCTGACGGTATCATTAAACATTTTTATTTTAAAGACAAATCACTATACAAGCCGAACAGCCAATACGGACTTATGATGAAAGAGCTTACTACATACACAAGGACGGGCAAGGTTAAGCATGATGATAGCCCTGATGTAATGAGCCAGTTAGAAAATGCAATTAGAAATCTGACATATGGCAAAGTTGAGGTATTCAAACGCCCATGTTAGCAATTTGTTCTATCTGTTATAGAATATATAGTATTTTGTTCTTTACAAACATTTGTTCATGTGGTATTGTCGAGTTATAAGGGGGGGTGGACTAATGAGCGTAGAAATGACAGGATTGTTCGGAAGAAAGCAGATATTCACAGCGGAGAGCGTTATAACACAAGAGAATATTGTTTCCGTGCTGACAGATGCGCTGACAATCCACTCACGGAACAAAGCAGAGATTGAATATCTAAAAGCATACGAAAAAGGCGATCAACCTATTCTTTCGAGAGTGAAGTTAGTTAGGCCAGAAATTTCATTCAAGATTGCAGAGAACCACGCCGCAGAGATCACATCATTCAAGGTCGGGTATCTGTTCGGAAGTCCAATATCACTTATCCAGAGAGGCAAAGTTGATGTAAAGAACGGAACCGAACAGGCAGATGATGAACGAATAGCATATCTCAATGAAATGTTGTTTGAAGAAGATAAGCAGAGTAAAGACCAAAAGTTAGGCGAAGAAATGGCAATATGCGGAGTAGGATATAGACTAATTTATCCGAAGCGTAAAAATAAAATATTCGGAATTACGCCATTCGACATAATTAATCTGGTATCAGAAAATACATTCGTAGTTCGTTCCGGGGACATATACAAAGATGTGGTTTTAGGTGTGACTTTCACTAAAGATGAAAAGAAACTTGAATATACATTCACGGCATACACGAACAATGCAGTTTATACACTAAAAGGCAATTCGCTTGTCGGAGGGTTATCGTTAAAAGATACACAACCTAATCCGTTAGGCATGGTTCCGATTATTGAGTACCCGTATAATTCGCAAAGACAGGGTTGTTTTGAGAAGGTAATACCTTTGCTTGATGCATTAAACACAGCAACGTCTGACCGTTTAAATGGACTAGCACAGCATATCCAAGAACTGATGTGGTTCAATAACTGCCAGATTGACGAAGAGAAGTTCCAAGCCTTGAAAGATATGGGAGCAATCCTCACGAAGTCAGAACCGGGACAGCAAGCCAATGTCGCATTTATCACACAGGCTTTAAATCAGCAAGAAACACAGACATTGATTGATTACTTATATGATTGCGTATTGCAGATTGCCGGAGTGCCAAGCAGAAAAACAGCCACCGGAGGAAACACAGGACAGGCGATCCAACTTGCCGGAGGATGGGAGACAGCCGAAGCAATGGCAAGGTCAACCGAACAAGTGTTCAAACTATCAGACAAAGAAGCACTCAAAATCATCTTGAAGATTTGCAACATAATCAAGACTGCACCGATTAAAGACATCTCTATTTCAGATGTTGATATCCAGTTCTCACGTTCAAAGAATGACAATGCTTCTGTGAAGATACAAAATCTTGTTGGACAGCTGAACGCAGGAATACATCCAAGAATAGCAATAGCAAATTGTGGATTGTTCTCAGATGCAGAGCAGACATACATAGATTCGTTACCGTATTTGAAAAAGTGGGAATATGATGAGAAGCCGAAGGAGGACGAACCAGATGCAGGAAATTAGGTGCCCTATCTGCCATCTACTCTTAGCCAAAGCAGACGGAACCGTAGAACTGTGTTGCCGAGGTGGAAAGCAGAAACACGATAAGACAATATTAACATTCAGCAACGGAAAATTAATTAAACAAGAGCGTCCATTGAGCGGACTTAGTAAGTGAAAACTTGCTAGTCCGTTTTTTTATTACACAAAATGCAAGCCGAGCGTTATCGGCAACAAATAAACCATTGTGAAGCAACCACGTAAAAAGCGTAGGAGGAAAAGAAATGAAGAGAGCAGATATTTTAGCATTATTTCCAGATGCGACCGAGGAACAGATTAATTCGCTGATGAAAACTAACGGTGATGATATCAACAATGCCAAGTCGAAGTTAACCGCAGACCAAGAAGAATTAGCAAGGCTTAAAGCTATTGAGGAAGAATTTGAGAAGTCAAAGAACGCTTCACTATCCGCAGAAGAGAAGTACAACAAACTTCTAAAAGATGCGGAGAAGCAGAAAACGGACTATGCAAAAGAACTTAATAAGATGAAAGCCGAGAACATTCTTGTATCAGCCGGAATGACAGCAGAGGACTACAAAGACCTAATAGATGGACTTGTAAGCGAAGACGCAGATAAAACAACCGCAATGGCAACCAATTTCGCAAACGTAGTCAAGGCAAAGTCAGAAGCCGCCGGAAAAGCTAAAGAAGCTGAACTCTTACAGAACATGACACCGCCACCGAGCGGTAGCGGAAACACACAGACAACCAAAGAACAGTTTAAGGCAATGTCTTACGGAGATAGAGCAAAAATCTATCAAGAGAATCCTACACTGTTCGCCCAATTAAACGAATAGGAGATCAAACAATATGGCAACTACATTAACCAGTAACTTAATCATCCCCGAGGTTCTTGCATCCGTAGTAGATGGCAAGTTAACCGACAATATGGTGTTTTTACCTCTTGCATCCGTAGACGATACGTTAGTAGGCAAGCCGGGCGATACCATTAAATTCCCTAGTTTCGCATATATCGGTGATGCAGCAGACGTTGACGAAAACGGTCAGATCGTTCCTGTAGCACTTGCTGAGAGTTATGTATCTGCAACCGTAAAGAAATCCGCAAAGGCTGTACAGATTACCGATGAAGCTATTCTGTCTGGTTACGGCGAGCCTGTAGCAGAAGCAGGAATGCAGATTGCAAAATCCATCGACAATCACGCAGACAATGACCTGTTAGCATCCCTTGAAGCGGTCAGCGCAACACGTCAGTTCGGAACAGAAGCCGTTATTTCTCCCGATGTAATTGCAGACGCACTTACTATCTTCGGTGAGGATATGGGTGGAGTTAAGGCAATGCTTATTTCCCCGGCAGATACTGCAACATTAAGAAAAAATGATGATTTTATTAAAGCTACTGATCTCGGTGATGCAAGATTATCCAGTGATGTACTCGGTGACTTATTCGGATGCCAGTTAATTCCGGCAAACAAGATCAAGGCTGACGCAACCAACGGCGAAATCAGACGATTCATTGTTAAACCAGGTGCATTAAAGCTTATCCGTAAGAGAGGCATTAATGTGGAAGTTGAGAGAGAAGCAGAGTACCAGAGAAATACGATCTATGCTACTCAGCACTACACCGCTTATCTGTATGACGAGAGTAAGGTAGTAATGATTCGTCAGTTCACAGACTTGAAATCTCTCGAAGCAACTGACATTGTGTCCACAGCCGGAACAGTAGCACAGAATGATACCTTGCTCGATATCAAGGTTCCTGCACCTGTGGGTATGAGGTGGGTTTATAAGTTAGGTTCCACAGATGTAACAGCATCTTTCGGAACTGCATTAAGTGGATACACCGATTGGGTTAGCAAGACAACCGCAATCGCAGGCGGTGCAAATACAAAGGCACATGTTGCATTAGTAGATAGTGCAAACAAGCCTGTAAAAGATCTCAATGTAACCTTAGTTAAGAAAGCGTAATGAGGTGGAAGGATGGAAGAGTTATTAACTAATCTGAAATTATATCTAGGTATAACAGATACGAGCGAAGATACTCTTCTGTCCTTCCTTTTAAACGTGGCGGGGCAGAAGATACTCGACAGACTATATCCGTTTGACGATACAAAGACTTCGGTTCCGTCACGATATCTAATGAAGCAAGTAGAGATAGCACAATTCTTATATAACAAGCGTGGAGCAGAGGGCGAAACTTCCCATAGCGAAAACGGAGTAAGTCGAACCTATGAAAACGCTGATATCCCAGAGAGCCTTATGAGAGGGATTACTCCTTATTGTGGCTTTCCAAAGACTACCGCATAGAAAGGCGGGTAACGAATGAGTGACGTTAAGCAAGAATGTTTAAGGCTATTCAATAGCGGTATGAAACCGCAGGAAATATACGACACATATTATTCGACAGTCAGAGAGGCAACATTTTCCACGTTTGACAGAATGCTAAGAAAGTGGAAAGCAGAAACAAAGCCAGTGCAAAAAGATAAACGGGCATTTGACCTCATAGAAACTCTTAAAAAAGGAATACAGATGTCAGAACTCAGCGATAGGTTAAATGTATCGCCTAAAGCGTGTGAAGCCTTAATAGACGATATACGAGGTCAAGGTTACAACGTGCAACAGATAGGTGAGGAAATCAAGATATCTAACATCATTGTTCCGGCAGACAACAGGATTGCTAATCAGTGGAACGGTGAAAAAGTCATTCGATTTGGATTGATGGGTGACACACAAATAAATTCGAAATATACGCAGATTACACACTTGCATGATTTTTATGACAAGTGCAAAGCGGAAGGAATAGATACGGTTTATCACACAGGCGATATTGATGATGGTGAGAAGATGCGACCTGGACATGAGTATGAATTATACAATCAAGGTGCTGACGATCACATAGCGGAAATCGTTAAGGTCTACCCGAACAACGGCGTTAAGACATATTTCATCACAGGAAATCATGATGCGGCCTATGTGAAGTTGTGCGGACTTGATATCGGCTACAAGATAGCAGAGAAAAGACCGGATATGATTTATCTCGGCTACATGAGTTCAACAATTAACCTCACTGATAATTGCACAATGGAGCTAAGACATCCGATAGATGGAACCGCCTATGCAATCTCTTACAAGATTCAGAAGATGATTGAAGCTATGAGTGGTGGAGAGAAGCCGAATATTTTAGCAATCGGGCATTATCACAAGTCCTGTTTTATGCCATATAGGAACGTTCATTCGATACAGACAGGGTGCTTTCAAGCACAATCTAATTGGATGAAAGGCAAGAGTATAGCGGCGGTAATGGGTGGATGGATAGTAGAAATACATGTTGACGAAGAAGGAACCATTACACGGATTAAGCCAGAATTTATCGAGTACTACAAAGCGATAAAAGACGATTGGAGGAATTTTCGCTAATGAGAATTTATATAAGCCATCCATTCGGTGGAAAGCAAGAAGATAAAGAACACATAGAGACAATTATCAAACAATTAATCTATGAAAATCCACAGCACACATACATATCACCAGTTCATGCATTTGGATTTTTATACAATGAGGTAGATTATCAGTCTGGATTAAATTGGTGTCTAGAACTGCTTGATATGTGTGACGAGATGTTGGTATTTGGCGATTACAACGAAAGCAAAGGTTGCGTAGCAGAAATCAAGCATTGCTTAGATACAAAAAAGAGATTTGTAATCAAATAAATAAA